AATATAGCTTGACGGAACTTGAAAATATGATGCCTTGGGAGAGAGACATTTATCTGACTCTACTCAAGAATTATATTGAAAGTGAAAACTTAAAGAGACAACAACAAGAAAACTCTTATGGATGAAGAGGAGTTAGAACAACCTAGTAAAAAAATTACTCTAAGTAATTTCTTTGAATCAATCGTCTCGGTTGATAGAGTGGCTAAAACTGCCTTGAAATTGTCTCAAGAAAATCTCAGTTCAATTCAAGCTACTGAAAGTTTATTCTCAGGATTAGAAGAAAGTATTAAGTTAATAGAAGAGGATATAGAATCAATTACAAATTATTTTATAGTACAACAGAACGAAAGATCAAAGATAATAGAATTTAGAGAACAAGAAGCTTCTAAACAAGAAGATCTTCAACAAAAGAAAATAGATGATAAACAAAAAGGTTTAGAAGATGTTCCTCCATTTGGAGGTAAAGGTAAAAATTTATTGCAATCTTTATCCAGAGGTGTTGCTGGTATAGTTGGTGAAGCGAGAGATCCTTTACTTACTGCTGGTTTAGCATTTGGATTAAATTTTGTTAGTAAATTAACAGGTTTTTCAGAGGGTGGAGATCCTCCTATCAATAAACCAGCAATCGTGGGTGAGGGAGGCCCAGAAATTTTTGTACCAAAGACATCAGGCACTATAATTCCAAACGATAAAAAAATAAATGTACAAGCATTACTCAATACAATATCAACAGCAGAGGGAACTGGTAAAGGTGGGTATGGGACAATATATGGAGGAACCGATGATAATCCTATCACAGTTCCTGAGTTGGCTCAAGGTAAGATGACAATCAATCAAGTTCTAAACATGATGAGAACTGGAAAAATTATGAGAGATGGTAAGATGGTTGATGTTGGTTACGGAAAAGAGAATAATGTGGGTGCAACTGGTAGATATCAATTTATACCAGCTGCTTTAGAAGAGGAAGTTGAACATATGATGAAGAAAGATAAAGATTTTTCATATGATACATTCTTCACACCAGATGTTCAAAATAAATTAATGCTTCAAAGATTAAAAGAGAAGAGAAATATTGATTTTGATAAACTTGAGAAGGAAGGATTAACAAGGGGAGCGATTGATAAATTATCTGAAGAGTTTGAATCTTTTCCTAATCTATTGCCTGGGCCTAGAAAAAATGATTTGGGGCCAGTTGAGGGAAGAACAGACCAATCATTCTATGATATAAAGGGTGATCAAGCTCCTGTAAGATCAGAACAATTTATTAAATCAGTGTTTGAGAGTGAAGTTGATAAGTTAACTCCACCTGATGAAGATCTTAGTAGTATAACCTTGCCTCCGATTGGTGATGTTGGTGGTAATGAAATTGTTTCTAGCACAGCACCTCCTTTGGGAAGTCCTACTGTTAAAACAGATGATATATCAGGAACTGAAAGTGTCATAGCGTTTATTGATGTGATATCAAATCCATTTTTGTCGGTAGTGTAACATGAAAATAAATTCTAAAAATGTATTCTCAAATATCTTTTCAAAAGAGGAGAGATTAAATTTACTTGAAAAAAAATTATTAAATAGAGAGAAAAAAATATTAGACAAACAAAGTAAAGATAAAAAAAATCTTATACCAGAAAAATTTTTTACTTTAGGATATAAACAGGGATATGAACAAGGAATTAAAGAAGGTACTAAAAAAGGTGTTCAGTCATTAGGAATTGAACCAAGAGCAGAGGGTGGCCCTGTTACAAAAGGAAAACCATATTTGGTTGGTGATGCTCCTTCTCCTTATTTTGAAGGTTCTATAGGAAGAAATATTGATGATAATATAGTAACAGAATTATTCTTTGATACTGGTAAAGGTCGTGCCTCAGATGTTTATGAAGAAAAAACCTCTGATGGCACTACTCTTTTCAGAGATAAAACAGAATTGATTGGTAGTTCTATGACTCAATCATATTATCAACACACTCCCACTTTTACAGAAAAATTTGAAGATGGTAGCGCAGAAACTTTTACTGAAACACAGAATATGACAACAAAAATTTCTTCTATTGCTAAAGATGACTTGATTGAACATCAAGATCAACTTCTTGGTGAAATACACAAAATCAAAGGATTTGAGGATGTTACGATTGATGATGTTTTAAAAGGAACAACTGGATTGCCAAAAGACACAATGTTCAATATTTTGTCCAATAGTGATGCATCATTTGCCACAGCTGCAAGGACGGATGAACAAAATAGAATGCCTACAGATTATCTTATTAATACTGATGACTCTTATAAGTCAGAATCTGAACTAACATTTAATTCTGAGGGTGTTCAACCAAGTAAGGAAGAAAATAATCAGTTTGCATCTCTTGCTAGAGATATAAATCAAAGTGTAAATAAGACTAGAGTTAAAACTGTAATTCAACCAGTTATTCAAACACAAATACAACAAGTGCCTACACCAGTGCCAATGAGTTCACCTTCAACTCAGATTACTCAAATTTCAAAATCAAAATTACCACCTTCAATTGCTAAGATGATAAATTAATGGAAAATAAATATCAGATCAAAAACTGCACTTTAATTCCAACGGAAGGTTCTTCGTTAAGTCAAGAATTTGATATATCTGCTGGTAATCCTTCAATCACTTATTTTGAAAGTGTAAAAAGTCCTTCAATCTCATTAACTCTGAGTTTTATTGACGTGGATGGAGTGATTAGTCGTGAGGGAATTACTGGTGGAGAGTATCTAGACTTAAATATTAAAGTGCCTGATTATGATAATTTTACAATAACCCCAGACAAACATTTTATGATGTTGAATTCTGTGAAGGATGTTAAAACTACTTCAAAGTCACAGATCGCTACATTAGAATTTGTTTCAGTGGAGTCAATCATAAATGAGACTGCAAGAGTTTCAAGAAGATTTACTGGTAATATATCTCAAATTGTAAAAGAATTGTTGAAAGATAAAAAAGGAATCCAAACAGATAAAAACTTGGAATCAGATCAATCTTTTAACAAATATTCTTTTGTAGGAAATTTAAAAAGACCCTTTGATACAATTCAATGGTTATGTCCAAAAGCAGCATCAGATGATAAAGAGGGTGGATTTTTATTTTATGAAACTTTAGATGGTTATTATTTTAAATCAATTAAAAATTTATTAGAAGCGGAACCCAAAGTTTATAAAAAACCAGAAACACCCATTGAACCAGATGGAACTCCTGTAAATGATTTTAGAATTATTGAAAATAATCTAGATTCATCAAATGATATTGGTATGAATTGTAGAATGGGAATGTATGCAAATAAAACAATATTTGTTGACATTGAAACTGGAACTACAAAGACAGTTGACTTCAAAATTTCAGAACTTGGTCTATCAAAACCACCCAAATTACCAAGCAAACTGGAGGATATTCCAACTAGATTAATGTTAAGAATTTTAGATAAAGGAGCTTTGCAAAAAGGTGCTAAAAAGGAGGACGTGGAGAAAGAAAATGAGCTTGCCATTTATCAAAATAAATCTTATGCTAGAACTAACTTATTATTTTCTCAAACACTAAGCATTTCTATTCCTTTTAATCCAGATTTAAGAGCTGGTGAAATGATTCAAGTTGAACTGCCCGTTAGTAAAGGTGATAAGGAAACACAAACAACAGGTAGACCAGATGACAATGATATTAGTGGTAAATATTTAATTTCTGAATTAAAACATACTATTGATGGTCTTACTGCATCAACAGGAACTGAATTGAAATTAATTCGTGATGTGTTTACCGCTTAAATAAAAGAAACAGGAGAATCAAATGAAATCTATTGAAGATCACATTGAACATGATAAAAAAATTGTTGAAGATCCACAAGCGAATCCAGCAGCAAGAAGACATGCAAAGGAAGAATTGCATGAACTAGAAGAGTATGCAGAACATCATAAAGATGAAATTGCAGCAGGCGATCATCATGATCCAAACGCATTAGAACTATTTTGCGACATGCACCCTGATGAACCAGAGTGTCTAGTATATGACGATTAATTAGATGTATCAACCATCAACTAATTTTTTTGGAAAAGATAATTTCCGTTGGTGGATTGGTCAAGTGACCGATCCAGATAAAGGAGAGTGGGGTGATTCTTTAGAAAAAACACAAGCAGAAAATGAAGAAGATATCTATGCTTTTAGATGTCGTGTTCGTATCGTTGGTTATCATGATTGTGCTGATGATTTACCAGATAAAGATTTACCCTTAGCTCATATTCTTTTACCACCAAATACTGCAACCACTGGTGGTTGTGGGGAAACTGTGCAGTATCAAGGTGGAGAAGTTGTTGTTGGATTTTTTGCAGATGGTGATGACGCACAACAACCAATTATATTTGGAACATTGTTCAGACAAACATTTGTTGAGGATGAATTAACGACAACAATGTTTAATGCTAAGAGACAAACTTGTTTTACACCATACACTCCACCAAAAGTAGTTCAAACTGCTGGTAAACAAAATCAACATCAAGCATCACCTTGGCCTCGTTCATTTACGCCTGGTGAAGTTTCCAAAACAATTGCACAGAAACAAAAAGAGGCAGCTACAAACATAGTTGTTGATAATTTTAGTCCTTGTGAAGATAATGAGATCTCAAAAATAAGTAATGCAATCAAAAATTTTACAAGAAAAGTAGAGTCTCTTCAAAGTATTGGAGGAGGTGCAAACATAGATCCGATTTATGGTGGTATTGTTGATATTAATTCAGAGATAAGACAGACAACGAATCTAGTTCATAATTCTATGACTAAATTGATTCGTCGTGGTCGTTCATGGTTGATTCAAGATACTCTTGATAAATTAGATAAAACTATGGAGGGTAGTGTTGATAAATTCAATCAAGTTGTACTAGGTCAAGCCACAAATGCATTAACAAGTGTAATTTTTTGTAATATTGAAAAAATACAGGATCAATTATTAGATTATCTTTCAAAGAGTTTAGAAAATATGATTGGTCAAGTATTAGATGTTCCGATTTGTGGTGTGGAAAATTTTCTTGGTAATATGTTTGGTCAGATTAATAACATTTTAGATTCAAATCTTGGAAGTATGTTTGGACAATTGAATAGTATTACAGGTGGTGGATTGCCATTACCAAGTAAGACATTCTCAAAGGCGATTAAATTTGCAAATATCATTACTAATGTTCTTGATTGTGATAAAGTTAATTGTCCTCCATCAACTTCATATTCTTCAAAAAATGGAGTTAATAAAGCAATTGGAGATAGTTTTGATGTTTTTGGTAATATACTTGATAAAGCTGGATTAAATGCTATTACCGACTTTGCTGAAAACATTGATAGTATCGCAGATGGAATTCCAGCAAAACCTAGCGCTCCAAATTGTAATACTAACGTTCTCAAGTGTGGCCCACCAAGAGTTGATTTCATAGGTAGTAGTGGTCAAGGTGCAACTGGAAGTGCAATCGTAAATGTTCTTGGAAAAATTATCGGGGTTGCGATTAATGGAACAGGTTATGGATATACAGAACCACCTTTACTCTCATTCTTTGATAGTTGTGATAAAGGTTATGGCGCTGGAGGATATCCAATTATGGGTAATGTCTCTTTTGTCAAAGATGAGAATGGAAATAATCTTCTAGATGACGATGGGAACATTGTTACTGTGATAGATCCAAATGGAACTGAGTTTGGTGTGATTGATGTTGTGATGACAGATTCTGGACAAGAATATCTACCTAACACAACAGAAACTGATCTTGATGGAAACGTTAAAGATGTGATTCCAGATCCGAATGGAAATTATGATGGTGAAACATCATATGTTACCTCATTAAGTGATGTTATAGTTGATAACGTTGGATTTGGATATGATGATAATGATACAGCCTCAGTTGGTAATGGTTCTATTGTAGTGCCAGGCGATACAACTGGTGATATAATACAGAAGCCTGGAGATGCACAAATTGATTTGAATATTCAAAATGGTTTAATAGTGGGTGCAAATGTTACCAATGGTGGATTTGGATTTACTGGACTTCCTGACATCACAATAAATAGCGATACTGGAGCTGGTGCTAAATTACTACCAGTTCTTAAATTTACTAAAGTTGATGATGCATCTCAACTTGCTGAACTTCCTCAAGTATCTCAAGATGTAGTTGTGACCGTGATTAGTTGTATTGAAAAATAAAAATGTCAAAAGCACCAAACGATAAAAAAAATCTAGAAAGACAAGCCAAGTTAAGATATGCTATTCAAAGTGGACAGAGTAGCATACATGGTGATACTAACTATGAAATTCAAACACAAGAGGCTCAGTCTTTTGGATTTTATGCTAGCACAGGTCAAGGTGCGTCTGAAGGTGGCGGGCCTGGAACTGGTAAAGCAGTTTTATATACGCCTGGATCTTATACAGAAGTTCTTGGTGAAGGTTTAAAGGTTAGAAATGCTGGAGATATATCACAACTTCCAGCGAAGATCGTAAAAGCGAAAAGAGGTGATATGATTTTTGAGTGTGAAAATGGTAATATATTATTGAGAGCTAAAAATATTTTTGTTGATGCAAATGGTGGAGGTCAAGATGGACAATTCACTGTAAAAGCAGAGAGAATCGCAGACATTGGAGCTCCTGACATTCGTGTACAAGGTGAAAAGGTTACAGTTAAGTCTTCTAAAGACATGACTGTAATAGCTAAAGGTCAGTTTGAACTTAAGTATGGATTTATGGTTGCTGCAGCTTTTGCTGATGAAAACTTTGGTGCATTAACAGCAAATCTGAAGAAAACACAATTATCATCATTGAGGAAATTATGAACATTTCTAGATTTCAATCAGACAAATTAATAGTAGGAACAAATGATGTTTCTTATGCAGCACCTGACACATCTCCTACTGGATCTGCTATTTTAAATGGCCCTGTTTTAATTGGAAAACCATCAGCTGCGCCAGGATATGAGGGTGCTTTAAATGTCGCTTCAGATGGCGCTCCACAAAATTCACTTGATACTCAACCAGCATATCAATCAAATCTAGCAATTAAAGCTGATGGTAATGTTAATATTTCTGGTGATGGTAAAACAGCAGACGCTTTGCTCGTATCAAAGGGTTCTGCTCGTGCTGCAACTTTTATTGGAGGAAGTCCAGATGCTGTTATTATTCAAGGTGATTTATTTGTAAGTGGTTCAACCGATACAGGTAATAAAGGAAGACTTGCATCTAGATTCGCTGCTGCAGATGCATCTCCAAAACCATTTGATCTAGTTCATCCTACAAAAGGTGAAGGTCATCGTCTTCGTTATGCTTGTATTGAAGGCCCAGAGGTTGCAGTTTATTGTCGTGGTAGATTAAAAGAGTCTAATG